CGTAGCCAGGCAGGTCCATGACCTGAACCAGATCGTTGCGGGTGAGTTTTTTGCGCTCGATGCACTCGGCATTGTTGATATCCTGCGCGCCGGGATCCCAATAGAGGTCCTGGGGCGCGACCCGCTCCCAAACCATCTGGGGGACGGTCGACAGGGTGGGCCGGCGGTTGGTCCAAACGAGTTTGGACGCCATGCGCACCGTTGGACCCTTAATGCAGGCATAGGGGAACAGCGCAATATCAACGAGAAAACGCGACAGGGCCGAGTAGAACCCGCCTTCCGTCAGGATTTCATCCATGCGGTTAGAAGCGCCCTCGGCTTGGGCTATGGCTTGACGTTTGGCGGTCTGCTGCGCCGCGTGCATCATGGCGATATAGCGCGAGTGCACCATCTCCGGGTCGGGTTGTTGACCCATGCCGGCCATCTGCGCTGCCTGGGTCGCGACCATCTGGGCGATGGTAGCGGCTACCTGGGCCGGCACTTCCGGGTCCTGCTCGGGATCGACCGACCAGGGGCGCTCGGCGCCTAAATAAACATCTCGCAATAGTGATGTGGCGCCGCGACACTTGACGGCAACCAGCCGCGAATAGACCGAACTGCCGCCGAACCGCTGGATTTCAGCCATTTTTTGTGGGTCATACTGACCTTCGAACATGCGCTGGGCGCGCAATAACCGGTCGTTGATGGAGTTTTGGTTAGAGTTGCGGTGATCGCGAAAACTATACCAGCGCTGGCGGATATAGTTGCCGAGGTCGTCGGGGCGCTGGACCGGCGCCGCATTCGGGTTCTGCGCGGCGGCCGCCGCACGGTCTTGCGCCGCGAGGTCGTCCGGGCTGACGACACGCAGAAACCCCGGCGCGGTGCGCCGTCCATAAATCGACGGGGAGGATGCCGTCCGACCGGGTTCCGCTGGCGGCAAAACAACGACCTACAAAAATACAGTCTCCGCAGATATACCATATCGGCCACGCGGCGCAAGAGACCGGAGAATATGTGGTGAGCGACGACTTCCTAGACCCCAACCCCCTCTTGGACGACGCCTTGATCATGCGGCTGACCTATGACATCGCCACCGGGATTCACGAAGGCGAGGTGCTGGCCGCCCGCTACGGGTTTGACGGGGTTGCAGGGATGCGGCGGTATCTGCTGCGGCATCCGCAAATCATCAGGAACGCGCAGAAGACGAAAGCGCTGATGGATAGCGACGAGGGCAGCGAGGCGCGGGTCAGGTTAAAGGCGATGCACGCGACAGAAGAACTGATCCCCGCGACGGCGGGGATCGCGGCCGACCCCAGGATAGCGCCGCAGCAGCGGATCGACGCGTTCAAGCAGTTATCCAGGGTATCCGGGCTGGACGCTTCCGCCGCCAAGGCGGCGGGGGCCGGCGGCCCCGCCTTCACGCTGAATATATTGTTTCGCAAGAACCCTGCAGAAAAACTGGAACTGACGCCGGAGAAGCCGATGATCGGCCTTACTCCCGGAGTAACCGACGCTGCCGACACTGAGTGGGATGAAGAAATCTAATGGACTATCTGCCACCACCGACTGTCGAAGAATTTATGCACGATCCCTCCAGAATACGTGTGCTCGTCGGCCCACTTGGGTCTGGGAAGACGATGGGCTGCGTGATGGAACTGATGCGGTGGGCTTGCAGCCAACCTCCCCATGACGGCGTGCGTTATACGAGATTTGCCTTAATCCGTAATACCTTACAGCAACTGCGCCAAACAGTACTCGCCGACACGATGTCGTACATGGCCGGCATGGCGCATTATTACACGACGGATTCTACCATACAGTTTCGCCTTACATTGCCGGACGGCACGCGGCTGCATTCCGACTGGATGCTTATTCCGCTCGACAGCAAGGAAGACGTTCGCCGGCTGCTGTCGTTGCAGCTTACCGGCGCGTGGATAAATGAAATCAGGGAAGTTCCCTTCGATATTATCCGACCGCTCCTCGGTCGTTGCGGGCGCTATCCGTCGAAGGCGCTCGGCGGAGCCGCGCGGCGTGGGATTATCGCAGACACCAACCCGTGGGACACCGACAGCCCCTACCACGAGCGGATGGTCTTGAACCCACATCCGAGCTGGAAACTGTTCCAGCAGCCCAGCGGGTTGTCGCCGATGGCGGAGAACGTCGAAAACCTGCCGGAGGGGTATTACGAAGAACTGATGAGCGACAAAGACCCGGACTGGTGCTCGGTGCACGTGGAGGCGCAGTGGGGTGTGTCGAACGCGGGGCAGGCGGTATTCCGCAGAACATTCCACGCACCGACGCACGTGAAGGACATGGGAGTAACAGTGAACCCCATGCGCCCCGTCATGGTCGGTATGGATTTCGGCCGCACCCCCTGCGCGATAATCGGGCAACACGATGCGTGGGGGCGGGCGATAATTATGAAAGAGGTAGTTACCGAGGACATGGGCTTGATCCAGATGATCGAGGAACACCTAAAGCCGATTTTGACAGATTTCCCTTACGCCAATAAGCGAGTATTTATCGTAGGCGACCCGGCGGGCGGGCAAAAATCCCAATTATCCGAAGAAACCAATTTTGACATTTTAAAGGAACAAGGTTTTGTAGCTTATCCCGCCTCGACCAACTCTATCGAGCCAAGATTGCTCGCAGTGGACCGGCTGTTCCGGCAAACCGTCGCCGGCGAACCGGCGATACAGATCTCCCGTGCCGGATGCCCGACGTTGATCACGGCATTGGGAAATAAGTACCGTTATAGGCGAAAACGCGACGGCAGAATGGAGGACTTACCCGAAAAAGACCACCCGTGGTCGGACGTAGTCGACGCGCTGCAGTATTTTTGTCTTGGTACCTCGATGAATTTAACCGGGCGGGTTCTCATGCGGGATAGGCGGTACGCCGTAAGGACGGCGGCGAGGGAGCCGGTGTCGGCGGCCGGCTGGACTTAGGCTAAGCAGGCGTGACGCCGCCGAGGATATATCCGGCAATCGACGATAACGCGGCAACGGCGGCCTCGCCGCTGATGCGCTCTTGCATACACAGAATTGCGATTGTCGGAATGATTAGGAAAACCACAACACCGCGACTGATGATGTGACCGCCGATCATCGCCTTGACGATTTCGGGCGGCGCGAACAGGGACCCCACGACGACCGTGCCCGCCATCAGCACGAGGATGCCCAAGACCGCAAAGACCGGCCATAGGCTAGCGAGCGAGCTGGGCGGCGTGCTCATCCTCGGAGTGTACCCCGCGACGCCTATACGGTGCACGGCTCTCGTGGAACGTGGCTGCGGGGCCGATAGAAGCGCGCCCGATAGCCCTTAGCTCATCGCTAGGCACCACCCACCGACGCCCCCTTAAGGGCGCTCCAGCGCCTTCGTAGACGATCTGTAGCTCACCGGTACGGTGGCGCTGCAATACCAGGTCGACGGTGGGCACGCTGACGCCGACGTGATCGGCGACAGCCTTCCTGGTGGGGAATTCCCTTTTGTCCTCCCACAGGCGAACCATCAAGGCCAGCACCCTCGCTGAAGCCTGGGCCGGTCGCTGCGACCACGACTTGCCGCGCAAATACGCCGTCAGGCACTCGACCGCCTGGGGGTCGATCCTCGGCAGGACATACTCTCGCATGTTTCTAAACCGTCTCCTCAGTAAAACGGATCAGGAACAATACATACTCTAGATTGGTTCCAATTACAAGATCATGACGACTTAACGTGATTTAACACTGTGGGTAGTACGGTGGCGTACGTACGCCATCGCCTACCCACGCAGGGGTTTTGGGGCGCAACCACCTACCCACGCAGGGGTGCAGGGGCGAACCCACGCAGGGGTGCAACCACCTACCCACGCAGGGGTTTTGGGGCGCAACTATAAGTTGGGTTTCAAATAATATTATTCTCGTATTTCCGACTAGGGGGAGCGGGCGGGGGGCCGGCATGGCTTTGGACAAGTACTGCCCCCCGGAGGCCCGGCCGCGCCATAGTCGCGTCAAAATAAAAAAACAATGGTTAATTTACTCCCGGGAGTAACCGCGCGCGCCAATACAATGATGTATTCTGACATTCTGCATATAATGAGGGGCTATTCCCTCGTATCGTCCCGAAAGGACATAGACTATGGCACGCACTTCTACTCGTCGCCCGAATTTGGTCGCGCAAGCCGTGGTTAACGCGGAGCGCAATGAAGCGCAAGACGCGCAAGCTGCTATCGACAGCGTAGTCGTCAGCGCAATGCGCGAATTCGTTATCGCGACTGAGAACAAGGCTGAGGCCGACCGGATCGCTCGCGAGGCCGGCGAAAATGTCGCGAACGTCAAGCTCGCGATCATGCTCAAGCTCGCCAAGGCGGCGAACGCTGGCAAGTGGGGCGCGACCGCGATTAAGACTGCGCTTGACGCTGCAATGCTGGTTTGGGCTGGCAACGCGACAACCAAAAATGCGGCTGGCAAGGATGTGACGCCAGAGGAACGGCTCGCGTCTCCGGTCGCGCGCCGGCTGCGGAGCGAGTTCAACCTTGCGATGCTGCCTGACGTTCGCGGCAAGGCGGCTGGCATTATCGAACGCGCCAGCGTCGCGTGGAAAGAGGAAGAGGCACTTCCGGTCGCGGATCGCGTGCTACACGCGAAATACTGGGACCGGCCGGCGGAACTCGCGCTGGCTCACCTGCGCGCCGCCAAATCGACAACTGAGACGCGGGGGCGCGGCGAAGCTAAGAAAACCGAGACCATTCCCGGCGTCACGTTCAAGGATCGCGCCCAGATGGTTGAGGCTATCGCGCCAGTCGCGCTGTCGCTGACCGATCAGGCGACTGCCGATGTCAACGCTACGCTTGCCGCTATCGACAAGCTGGCGGAGGCGTGGAATGCGACCGAGCTGCTGCTCCCGGTCCGTAACGAGCTGAAACGCCTCGCAACGGCCGCGTCTCTGGTTAGTCGCAAGCAGGGCGGCAATGCTGCGCCTGCGCCTGCGCCTGCGCCTGCGCCTGCGCCTGCGCCTGCGCCTGCGCCTGCTGCGGAGCCGGTTGAGGGCGCGGCGGAACTGGAAAGCGCACTTGAGGCCGAGCTGGTTCTGGTACGCCAACTAAACGCGATGCGCGCCGCTCGCAAGTAAGCGAGCACTCTCACTTAGCCCCGCTGGAAACAGCGGGGCTATTTTTTTGCCTACGCTCAGGCTGTCGCCTATTCGCGACAGCCTATTTTTTTGGTGTGGCATAGGCGCGCTGCGAGCGTTCTACGATGCTGTGTTTTTTGCCGGCTACCCCAGTACCTGACAAACCATTAGCCGTTACCAGTGACGCGCGCATCGGATTTACGGGCTATCTGAGACAGCATGGTTAGGTAGCAGTTCCACCTATCTTACAAACCATTTGAGAATGATTATTATTCTCAACATTATTACTCCGGGAGTAAATCCCCATATACCAGCTCTGTGATTAAACGACAGGCATTCCATGGCCGCGCGCCAGCGCGACTCGTTGGATTGAGGCGAATACCGATTTGTTTCGAGGATAAATCGACCGCTTGCCGCAGGGGAAACCAAGGTTCAAAAACAATTGAAATGTTGCCTTGGGTAAGGTCAACTCGTTGAATTGTCGCTTAAAGTCAAAATACGCTATATTATATTAGAGAATGATCCTTATTATCCTTATCCGCCTTGCCCCCTTTTTTCGTATCGCATGACCCCCCCCTCGACCCTCGTTGGATTGCAGCCCGGGGTAAGAGGGGGGTACCCCAAAAGTTCGCGAAGGCGGTTAGATAATTAGGCGTATTAGGTTTTTCCGCCCTAACTCGTTGAATTACCTAGCAAACAATCCGCCTCATTTTATCTGTACAGCTTTCTATTTGTAATAAACCTAATCATCCTCGTCGAAAGTAGCTCGCGAACCCGTATCCGCACCGTCAAAAGTCCAAATTTTGATGGACACTCGCGCCTACTATGTACTACTATACCCGCGTCAAATGGTATGGAGTATTTTCCTATGGACACCGTGCGCCGACGCTCGATTACCCTTCCTCCGCTTTATGACGATATGGTGGCCGAATATGCCGCTGAACGCGGCATGGGGTTTTCGCCTGCCCTCGTGATGATGCTGGAAATGCTGCGCAGCGACCCCCGCTTCGTTAAATTGTCGCCTAGCAAACCGACGGAAAAAGCGGCACCAGGAGAAACCGTCGACCCGCTGGTTATTCTAGCGAATACCCCGTTCCCACCTGCCCCGCTTCCACCACCTGGAGATTTTGTCGCTACGCAGGAGGATCGCGACGCTCACTGGACCGCGATCCGCGACATTTATCAGGCACGTCGCCAACTCGGTATGAAACTCAACGACGTAGATTACAAAATATACGCTAGGCTAGAAAAGCGCGCCAGGGAGGGGATGCTCTAATGCTGCGCCCATGCCAAATAAGCCTGGAAGACGACGACATCGACAGCTTGCGTGAGCACGCTCGCGCCAATCGCATGTCGTCCAGTGAGGCTATGCGCCAATTGATCCGGCAACACATAAAACGCGCGCCGCCGCCGGTTCCTACGCCTGTTGTAATGCCATTCCCGGACAATCCCAGGCACCCCCGGATAACCAAGCCCACTCGCTACGACTACGATGCGCTAAAGATCGTCGAGTATATCCGGAATTCGACGCGGTGCAGCTTTAACGAAGCCGTCAATTTTCTAATCCGGCGTGCCGCCGGTCGTTAAATCAGTCAATCCTCTGCCTGCCCGGCGGCCCATTTTCCCGCCGGGCCATTTTCATAAGATTTTTCCAAATTCCGACATTATTTCCTTGACTTTAATCCACAAAGTATGCTATAATACAAATAAAAATGGTTGGATCGCGGTCGGCACCTCCAAGTGGGCGCGCCCGTCGTTGAACTGTCACCTAGTGACACTCGCCAAGTGTCACCTAGTGACAGTGTTACTCCCGGAGTAATTCTGCTCGGGAGCCTATAATATAGGTTGTGACACATGATCAAGATCGCATCTGCCATGCGGCGCATGGTCAACGACACCGAGTACTTCCATATCGTCAAGGCCGTCGTGGAAGTGCAGAACATGGTGCGCGACTACGAGCACCTCATGGAGGATGGGCCAGATGCCTAAGCGCGAACTAAAAGCGGTCGTCATCAATGGTGTCGTCATTCACCCGAGTGTCACTATCGAGCGGGTGATCGACGGGGTGCATCGCCAGATGGAGACCCTCGACAACCCCGGCTTCTGCGTCGCCTGCGGCGAGGACGCCGACGGCTGCGAGCCGGACGCCCGCATGTACACTTGCGAATATTGCGACGAGAAGGCGGTCTATGGGGCAGCGGAACTATTGCTCTATTTGGGCTGACGCCATCGCAGCGCCCCCACGCATTGTCGTGTGGGGGCGTCACGATGTCGTCGCCGATTGTGGCGCGCATCGCCGCGTTTATTCAGAACCCCGAGGACTGGAGGAAAGGCAAGCGATGAACAAACCGAGGGCGCAACAACTGAACTTGCGGTGCCGCTGCGGCGCCGATGGCAGCCCCATCCCGTGCAAGGGCGGGTGCGACTTGATCTGCCAGCGGGTCGACGAGCGCGAGGCTGCGGCCGTCACCCGGCGGCTCGGGACGATCGACGCGGCGAGAGGGTGAAACCAGCCATGACACGCCGCATTCAAACTTTGGACGGCCTGCCCGTCTATGACGCCACCGAGCCCCTGTGGATCGAGGTTATCAAAGAGGACGTCAAGGCCAACCGCCGTCGCGATCCCGAGCGCTGCGCGCTGGCGGCCGCCTGCACCCGCACGCTGCACGTCGAGGCGAAGGCATACCTTAGTCGCCTCTACGTGCGCCACGACGATCACTGGCTGCGCTACATGCTGCCGGAAGCCATCCGGTCCGAGGTCGCTGCCTTCGACCGTGGCGGCGGCTTCTCATCCGGCACGTATCGCATTCCGCCATTGCCCCCAAAGGCGCGGTCAGGCGGCGGCGCGCAGGGCGGCAAGAACCCCCGTAAGACTGGCACCGGCCTGAAGCGCATTACCCACCGCGACGTCAAGGGCCTGCGGGCACCCAGCCCGCTCTTTGGCGGCGCTATCGAGCCTGCGGAGCGAGGGAAGCCATGAGCACACTAATTCTCGAAGAATTGCTCGACATGGGCGAGAAGTTCGCCCACCTGACCCTGCTCAAACTGAAAGAGTCTCAGCTCGCGCCCTTCTACCACCTCGTCACCCCGGATGACGACGCGCCGGACGTGCTGGTGCCGTGCAACCTCGACGACGATGTGGCCAAAGAAAACACCGTCGCGATCACCGCTGCATTGGC